GACATCAGCCAGGTTCAGCGTTCGTTCTTCCGCACCGAGGCGCGCGACAACGGCTCGCTCACCCTCACCGCGATCGGCGCGACCATCGACCACGGCGACTCGAGCGACATCACCGACTTCGTGATCGCCTACCTCGATGACGAGACCGAGGTGAACCCGATCGCCGCTCCTGGCGTGACCATGCAGATGCTGCTCGAGGGCGGCGAGATGGAGTGGACGTCGGAGGGGATCATCACGCTCCTGCTCACCGACGCCGGCGACAACCCGCTGAAGCAGGCGGTCCTCCAGCAGTTCCTGACGCTCTCCATGATCTCGGGCCGGTTCCGGGTGGAGGAAGCGACACAGAAGCACATCTACGCCGATCCCGCGACGGGCGACGCGGCGGCGAACCCGATGTGTCCGACGCTGTGGTGGGACGCCCTCGACGCTGGCGACCTCGACAACCCGGCCGCTTCGGACTGGAACACCACGTTCGCCCCGGCCGGTGGCGGGGTGTGGGACGCGACCGAGGCGCTGTTCGGCGAGTGGGTCACCCGCTATGCCGGCGGCGAGTTCGTGCCGATGATGACATGACCTCCGTGACCGAGGACAAGCCTCGAGGCCGCTGGCCGAAGGTGTGGCTCGTGTGGGGGATCCTCGTCGTCGGTTCGTTCTTCGCGCTCGAGATCCCGGCGCTGGTGAACGACTCGGGTGGCGACACCCTCACCGAGCAGATCCAGTACGTCGGCGGGACCGGTGGCCCGTGGTGGTTCGTCACGGCGCTCCTGTTGGGCGTATCTTGGCTCCTGCTCCACTTCGTCGGCCCGGACTCCCGGGTGTGGCTGTGGGCCAAGGAGAAGCGTCAGGGGGCCGCTGAGGCGGTCTCCGAGGACGAGGGGGACGACGCCGATGCCTAGCACCATGTTCGCAGCGATGGCCCCCGCCCCGCCTCGTACCCCGGTCCGGTTCATGGCCGACGCCGAGATCATCGCCCACGACGACGGTTCGATGATGGCCGCCGTCGAGCTGGCGAACCGGACGGCCCGCCCGGCCCGCATGTGGGTCGGCGGCGAAGCGGTCCTCGAGCCGGTCACCGTCGAGGTGCGAGGCAACGGCCGAGGCTCGATCGTGGTTCCCGTCCAGCCGGGCACCCTCGAGGTTCACCATGAAGGACCCTCCGGGTCTGCCATCATGGTGGGCGAGGTGCCGAACCCCTACAGCGACGAGGGCGCAGGCCCCGAGGAGGACACCCGATGAGTGAGAACTGGATGCCAGGCATGATGGCCACGGGCAACAAGCCCGCCGCCGCGCCGAAGCCGGCAGCGCCTACCCCGCCCGAGCCGGAGCCGACACCGGCACCCGAGCCGACACCGGAGCCGGCTCCCGAGCCCGCCCCGGTCGAAGAGACCCCTGAGACCAGCAGCGACGATGACGGGTACCCCGCCGACGGCAACGTCGGAGAGGTGCTCGAGTGGGCCGGCGACAACGCCGACCGACGTGTTTTCGCGCTGGCCGCCGAGCTCGAGCGAGAGCATCCCCGCAAGGGCGTGACCGGCGAGCTCAGGGGGGATTGACCCATCAACCCCCCGAGTCGGAATACACTGATCGGCACGGGCCAATAACCGACGCAGGCGAAGCCGACTGGCAGTGCTCTTGAAGGAGGGCTGACAAATGGCATTCTGTTGCCCGCAGTCGATCAAGGGCTGCGCCATCCGATTCACCCGCGAGAGTGAGTGCTACATCGCACTCGATCCTCTCACCCCGAACAGCCGGATCCAGATGGCGGCGTTCACGTCGCTGTCGCTTTCGCCTGACCTCGAGGACGGTTCCGACATCACGGTGACGAACGCCTGTGGCGACGTCTGCATCCGTGACAAGGACTGCGACCGTCTCAAGGGCTTCGACGTGACGCTCACCCTCTGCGGTGTGCCTCTGCCGGCGCTCGAGATGTTCCTCAACGCGACGCTGCTCGAGGACCCGACCGTGACCGGCGACTTCCGTGGAGCGGTGCTCCCCGAGTCGAAGTCCGCTGGTTGCCCGGATCCTCTCTCCGTCGAGGTGTGGTCGCGCAACGCCGACCCGGCCGTCTGCAACCCGGACGGCTCGCAGGGCGCGGTGTACGTCCAGTGGCTGCTCCCCCGAGTGAGCAACCTGCAGATCTCGGGCGACATCACGTTCGAGAACGAGGCGCTCACCCTCGAGCTGTCGGGCTACGCGGAGAACAACCCGCAGTGGTTCCCGAGCTTCCCCGACGCGACGTTCCCGAGCTACGACCCGGGTGGCGGCGATCCGACCGGTGTGCCGACCGGCGCACCGCCTCCGATCCTGCCGGCTGGCGTGACGGCCGATCCGTGGACGCTCGCCGACCAGGCTGCGATCCAGGCGGGCGGCCCGATGGCTTGGGTCTGCGTGAGCGCACTCCCCGCTCCGATCGACGACTGCGACTACGTCCCGGTCGCTCCCTGATCCGGTAGGCATCTCCTCGGCCCATAGGGACCCCCTCGCTTCGGCGGGGGGGTTCTGCCGTTGGGGGGCCGTGTTGTGGCTGGTCAGCGGGTTCTTTCCCGCACCCCCTCGGTGTAGTCGCTTCCGCTACACCGGCATGGTACGTTGTGGGCATGGAGAACACCCCGAACCCCGAGACCGAGGAGTACCTCTACGAGGTGCTCATCCCCGCCGAGGTGGAACTCAGCGAACGCTTCGCTTGGAACCACGAGACCCACGGCTTCGACTGGACCGGCACCGACGCCGAGCGCGCCGAGATGGACCGGCTGCGTGACGAGATCGCACGCCACCCGGTCATCGTCGCCGAAGACCGGCTGATGATGAGGGCCGAAGCGAGGATGAACCGATGAGCGCCACCAACGCACCCATGTTGATCGCAGACCGTCACGACGGGCGGGCCACCGAGATGCACTCGATCGGCTCGAAGCCCCTCGGCGCTGGTCGCCGGAAGGCCGCTCAGCAGAAGCGCAAGGGCATCCGCCGAGCGCAGCGCCGCCGTGAAGGTCAGGCGTGGAAGTCAGCGGACCGCGACGGCGAGCTGTGAAAGGCCCGGCCATGAGCGATCACCTTTACGCCGCCCGCGAGTACGCGGAGGCCATCGACCAGCCCGACATGAGCGACGCCGACGCCCTCGCGATGTGGGCAGACAACCTCGTAGACGACCACTGCGACGGCGGCGAGCACATCGATAGCCTCGCCGAGATCGCCGACGACCTCGAGGCGATGGGCGCAACGGAGGACGCCGCTCGCTTCCGTGAGATCATCCCCACCCTCGGCTGAGAAGCCGCCAGCGGGCGAGCCCTCGGTGTAGTGTCCCGAACTACTCCACCGAGGGGGGAACCCATGACCAAGAGGACCATCGCCGGGTGGGCAGCCTTCGCTGCTTTCGTCGGTACCGTCTACGCCGCCAACTGGGCGCTCGAGACCTACGAGATCATCGACCTGCCCCTCACCGGGCTGACCGCCCCGGCCGGTGTCTACTTCGCCGGTCTGGCGTTCGGCCTCCGCGACGTGGTCCACGAGACCCTTGGCCGGCGGTGGGTCGCCCTCGCGATCATCCTCGGCGCTTCGCTCAGCTACGTCATCTCCGACGGGGCCGAGATACCCGGCGGGCACGTCACCATCGCCGTCGCCTCGGGTATCGCCTTCCTCCTAAGCGAGCTCGCCGACCTCGCGGTGTACGACCCGCTGCGCGCTCGGCGATGGTGGGCGGCCGTGATCGCGTCGAACGCTGTTGGGGCCGTGGTCGACTCGGCGCTGTTCCTGTGGCTGGCCTTCGGGTCGCTCAACTTCATCGAGGGCCAGATCGTCGGCAAGATCGCCATGATCCTCCCCGTCCTGCCGCTCGTGTGGCTCGCCCGCCGCTACCTGCTCCCCGGGGATGAACGGCCCGGAGAAGCGCAATGAGCGGCCACTCAGCCCACCCTGTCGCCGGGATGGTGGCCTTCCCTCACGACGGGGTCCAGTTCGAAGTGGCGTGCGAGGCCCTCTGCCCCTTCGCCGACGAGACCGACCGCCACGCTCTCGTCATCGAGATCGCTGGTGGTTCGGGAACCATCGAGGCCGGGTCTCTGGCCGACTACCTCGCCAGCTACGCCGACACCAAGATCTCGGCCGAAGATCTGGTCGTCGCCGTCGCGAACGAGATCGCGGCGCAGCTCGAGGAGGATCTCGGTGCGCCCCCCGGGCTGGTCACGGTCACCACCACCGTCACGGTCGCGGAAGGGCGGGTGAAGCTCACGGCGGTGTCCTGCCAGTGATCTACCTGACCACCGGGAACACTCAGGCGCTGAAGGCCGGCATCGAAGCTCACCCCGACCTCCTCGGGCTGCTCGTCACCCCCCGCACCTATCGGCGAGCCGGTCATCCTGTGGATAGGTGGACGTGGGCGGCTGACAACGACTGCTTCAATGCCGGCGACGAGTTCAACCGCGACGCCTGGCTGAGCTGGCTTGACCGGATGACCCCCGCCGCCCGCGACCGGTGTCTCTTCGCCGTCGCCCCGGACGTGGTGGGCGACTGGTCGGCGACCCTCGAGCGGTCCCTCCCCGAGCTCGGCGAGGTGCGCTCCCTCGGCTACCGGGCCGCGCTGGTCCTCCAAGACGGCCTCACCGGCCCCGACGAGGTCCCGTGGTCCGAGGTGGACGCCCTGTTCGTCGGCGGCACCGACGACTTCAAACTGAGCGCCGAGGCGGCCGCTGTGGTGGCCGTGGGCGCGGCCCGAGGGTTGTGGGTCCACATGGGCCGGGTGAACAGCCGACGCCGAACCTTGGCCGCCGCCCGGATGGGCTGTGTTTCGGTCGACGGGACCCACCTCGTATTCGAAGGCCCGAGCGCCGTACCGACCGTTCTCGGGTGGGCGCGCGAGGCGACGAACCAAGGTCGCCTGTTCTGAACGGCGGGGCGTCGTAGCATAGGAGCCGTGGCTTCCCCAACGACCGGACCCTGCGAGGAGTGGACCACCCCCGACGAGGTGCGCGCCTGCTGCGTCGGCCTCGACCCCGCCTACGACCTCACGCAGGCGATCCAGTGGGCGACCGTCATCCTGTGGCGCAAGTCAGGCCGCCGGTTCCACGGCCTCTGCAACCGGACCATCTACCCGTGCATGGGCGACAACTGCGGGTGCTGCGGAGCCGGGTGGGGCGGCAACACCGCTGGCGACTGGCAGTGGGGCTACGCCGGGTACCCCGGCTTCGGCGGCTGGAACGGCGGCTCCGGGTTCTCCGGGGGCGCGTTCCCCTACGCCGGCGGGTTCGTGAACGTCGGGTCCTGCGACCGGACGTGCAAGCTCAACTGCGTCGAGGTCCCCGCCCCGATCTCGGGCATCAACGAGATCATCATCAACGGCCAGGTGCTCGACCCGGGCCTCTACATGATCACCGGGTTCGACAAGATCTGCCGGGCCGACGGCGGGTTCTGGCCGTGTAGCAACGACCTCACCTGCCTCCCTCAGCCGTCGATCATCGAGCTGACCGTCGACGCGACCGCCGGCCTCTACGAGATCAACGTCACCACCGACGCCGGAACCGAGACGACCGCCGTGTTCGCCACCGACGCCGCGGCCGTGGTCGAAGCGGCGCTCGAGGCGCTCCCCAACGTCGGCGTCGGGAACGTGGTCGTAGCTGGCGGGCCGGGCGACGCCGGCGGAACCACCCCCTACCTGATCGAGTTCCCCCGCGAGCTCGGGCGCGTCACGATCACCACGACCGACGTGACCCTCGCCGGCGGGGCCTCGACCGCCTCGCCCGTCATCCAACAGCTCGGCTGCACGGGTGAAGGCTCCTGGCAGATCGACTACCAGTTCGGGCGCGACGTACCAGCCGACGCCCGCTTCATGGCATCGATCCTCGCCTGCCAGATCGCGCTCAACCGGTGCGGCGGCGAGGGTTGCATCCTCCCGCAACGGTTGAAGGAGATCACCCGCCAAGGCGTCGCGATGGCGTTCGCCGACCCGCTCGAGTTCATCGACAAGGGCGAGGTGGGGATCTACGAGATCGACCTGTGGCTCGCCGACGTGAACCCGGCGAAGCTCCAGCGCCGCGCCCGAGTCCACCGCGCCGACCAGTACCAACGGTCGTCGCCGCCCCGGAACATCACCGGCTGATGCCGCTCCAGAACCCCGACCGACTGGTCTTCCTCCTCGCCGCGATCCGTGACGGCCTCTGCGCCTGCCTCGAGGCCGAAACCCCCGACGGCCGCCCGCAGGACTGCTTCATCTCCCACGGCGAACCTGCCGACGACTGCTGCGACTTCCTGGCCGTCTGGCTGCGCCGCATCTACCCGACGACCGACTTCCCGAAGTTCACCGAGGGCACCACCCGCTGCGGGTCCACGCACGCCGCGGTCGAGTTCGGGGTCCGGCTCACCCGCCCGTGCTTCCCGACGCTGGTCGACAACGCGTTCAACCCGTTCCCCGACGGCGAGGACACGATCGAACCGGCCGCCGAGAACCTGCTGATCGACGCGTGGGTCCTCCAGTGCTGCCTCCTCGAGATCGGCAACAGCTTCGGGCCCGCCCCGTCGGACTGCCAAGACTTCCGCATGGGCGAGCTCCGCCCGCACGGCCCGAAGGGCGGCTGCGCCGGCTGGACCTTGTGGGGCGTGATCGAGGACTTCTGCTGCTGAGGCGGTGACCCGTGGCGACCTCCGTCGTGTTCACCCCCAACCCCGGGGGCCTCTTCGCGCTCCTGAAGGCCCCGGGCGGCGATGTAGGAAGGTACATGATCGGCCTCGGCGTCGCGGTCGCTGGCGTCGCTCGAGGGCTCGCTCCCCGAGTGACCGGCAACCTGCAGGGATCGATCGGCTCGTCGCAATTCATCTCCCCGGGTGGCCCTGGCGCGGAGGTGGTCGCGACGGCGAGCTACGCGATCTTCGTCCACGAAGGCACCGGCCCCCACCCGATCGAGGGGAACCCGATCCTCCGGTTCCCTTCGAAGGCGGGGGTGATCGTCTACACGCCCCGCGTCGATCACCCCGGAACGACCGGCCAGCCGTTCCTTGTGGACGCCGCCAGGCAGGTCATCATGGGCCTCTAGGCTGAGGAGCCGTGGCTCCGCGTGCTACAACAGGGGGCACATTCCGAGCAGATCACCCCGAGGAGCAGACCACTCATGGCTGACGAAACCACCACCGACGACGCAGCGAAGCCCGAACCGAAGAAGGCGAAGGCGAAGAGTTCGAGCGCCAGCACCGTCAAGGCGATGAAGGCCGAGGCGACCGGCGACGAGTCCCGATCGGTCGCCCTCCGTGACCAGTCCTTCCGAGTGGTGGACGAGCTGCCCGGCATCACCCTCCTCGACCTCGGCCTCGCCGCCGACCCCGAGGCGTCCGACTTCGACCGGATCCGAGCCGTTCGACGGGTCCTCGATGACGCCATCGTCCTTGGCGACCGGTCCCGGTTCAAGAGCCTTCTCCGCAACGCTCAGCCGACGATCGGCATGCAGGAGCTCGACGGCGTGATCTCGCAGTTGATCGAGCTGGTGACCGGCAGCCCTACCTGACGGTCGTCAACATCGCCGCGTACATCGTGGCGACCGCTGCCGAGCTCGACGGCCGGCTGATTCGTGACAGCGGCCGTCGCCTACTGGACCTGTCCGCGGTGGCCCTTCTTCACTTCGCGTACGCTTGCCTTGTAGAGCACGCAGATGCGGACCAGCGAAAGAAGATCGACGCTGCCCTGACGGGGCGGCTTGGCTCCCGAGGTGGCATCCTCACCGACGAAGACGACGAGTCGATCCCGGCCCCGCTGCGAGGCAAGGAGGCACCGGAGTGGTGGACAGGCGACCAGGGCGCAATCGAGACGAAGGATCTCGACTTGGGCACCTCGGGCGGCGTTCGCTCCATGCCCACTCCGGGCGAGGGCGCAGCGACGATTCCGGGGAAGGCCCCTCCTGGCCGCTGACCCTGCGCGGGGTGATCTGAGGTGACCGATGTAGTCGGTACCGCCAGAGTCATCATCGTTCCCGACACGACGGCGTTCGCTGGGACGCTCTCGAGTCAGCTCGCCGCGTCGACGGCGGCGATGACCGGCGCGGTTGGTGGTCTCAACAGCGGTCTCGCGGCAGCGCAGACGCAGCTCGCCACGTTCGGGACCTCGGCTACCGCCGCCGGGGCGAAGCTCACGAAGTCGCTGACGCTCCCGATCGTCGCCATCGGCGGGATCGCGCTGAAGGCTGGCGCTGACTTCCAGACCGCCATGCTGCAGGTGCAGGCCGTCTCGGGCGCGACCGGCGTCGAGTTCGAATCGCTGAACGACCTCGCGAAGGAGCTGGGGCGTACTACGCAGTTCTCGGCCAGTCAGGCCGCCGACGCGATGGGCTTCCTCGCGATGGCCGGCTTCGAAGCGAACGAGATCCTCGGGGCGCTCCCCGGGACCCTCAACCTCGCCGCCGCCGGGAACCTCGAGCTCGCCCAAGCCGCGGACATCGTCACCAACATCCTGACCGGTTACGGCAAGGAAGTCGGCGAGCTCGGCGCGGCGAACGACGCGCTCGTCCAGACCTTCACCAGTAGCAACACGTCGCTCGCTCAGCTCGGCGAGGCGTTCAAGTTCGTCGCCCCCGTCGCCGCGTCGGCTGGCCTCGACTTCAACGAAGTGACCGCCGCGCTCGGCCTCCTCGGCAACGCCGGCATCCAAGCGTCGATGGCCGGTACCACCCTCCGCGGTGGCATCGCCAAGCTCGCGAAGCCGACCAACGAGGCGCAGGGGGCGCTCGAACGGCTCGGGATCCAGGTCAACGACTCCGGCGGCCAGATGCTCCCGCTGGTCGACATCATCCGCCAGTTCGAAGCGGCCGGGCTGTCCACCGCCGACGCCATGACCATCTTCGGTCTCCGCGCCGGCCCCGGTTTCGCGGCGCTCGTCTCGCAGGGTGCCGACGCCCTCGGCGACCTCACCACACAGAACGCGCTCGCAGGCGAGGAAGCCGAGCTGGCCGCCAAGGCCCTCGGCCTCGAGGGATCGGTCGCTGAAGGGCTCACCGAGGCCTTCCTCGCTTCGCTGCCGGTGATCCAGCAGTACAACGAGAACACCGATGAGACCACGGCGATCCTCGGGGCGCTCACCGTCGCCGGCCAGGACGCATCCGAGAGCGCCGAATCGCTCGCCGGGATCGTCACCTCGTTCAACACCGACGCCGGGGCGTTCGCGGAGGCCCTCGGCGGCGCGGCCGACGGGCTCGGGTTCATGGTCGATGAGACCGGCCAGCTCGTCCAGACCCTCCCCGACGGCACCGTCGAAGTCGTGTCGCTCCTCGAGGCGGTCACCCTGCTCGAGGGGGCCGGGCTCTCCACGCAAGACCTCATGGCCAAGTTCGGCGACACCGTGGGCGGCGACCTCGCGGCAGCGCTCTCTGTCGGCTCCGAAGAAATGCTCAAGATCTTCGAGGAGACCGGCAAGGCGGGCCGCGCCGCGGAGATTGCCGAGATCCAGATGTCGGGTGTGCGTGGCTCGATGCTGCGCCTGAAGTCCGCGGCTGAGGGTGTCGCCATCGCTTTCTCCGAGGCGGGGGTCCTCGACGCGCTCGCGAAGTTCGCCGAGTTCCTGACCAACATCTTCTCGAAGCTCGCGACGGCCAACCCGGCGATCTTCAAGTTCGTCGCTGTCGTCGGTCTGATCGCCGCGTCGATCGGGCCGGTGCTGCTCATCATCGGGAAGCTGTCCACCGGGCTGGCCGCGCTCTCTGTTCGCCTCACCGCGTTCTCTGTGGGCGGCGCGATCGGCGGCGCGATCAAGGGCATCAAGGCGCTCGGTCTCGTCCTCGGGAACATCGGCAAGCAGCTCCTCCTCATCGCCTTCAACCCGGTCACCCTCGCGATCGGGCTGTTCGTCGGGGCGATGGTCCTGGCGTGGAAGAACAGCGAGGCGCTCCGCGAAGCCGTCGGGCGGCTCGCCGACATCCTCGGCGGGATCTTCGCTGGGACTCTCGGCGCGGTCGGCGACGCGGTGTCGAAGCTCGCGGGTCTGCTCGGCGACAAGCTCGCAGTCGCCGGCGAGTTCTTGGGCGACAAGATCGCGGTGCTGGTCGACGCCTTCGCCGACTGGCTCGAGAACGGCCTCGCTGCCGTGTCGTCGTTCATCGAGGGTTCCGTGGTCCCCGCCGTGTCGAAGCTCGGCGACTTCCTCGGCGAGCTCGCCAGCGCCCTCAGCTCCACCCTCGGCCCGGCCATCGACAAGGTCGTGGAGGTGGTCGAGTTCCTGGCCGACGTGTTCAATCAGGCCGCCTTCGGGATGGAGAACGCCGCGTTCTTCGCCGGGGACCTCGAGGCACCGATCGCCATCCTCGGCGAAACGTTCTTCCGGCTCGGCGTCTTCGTCAGAGACGTGATCGAAATCTTCGAGATCGGCATCGACGTGATCAAGGTGATCGCCGACGAGGGGCTCGCAAACCTGACCTCGGCGGTCGGGAATGTGATCGACGCCTTCCGGGCGCTCGCCTCGGGCGACTTCGACGGGTTCGTGGACTCGATCCGCATGGCCGGCGACGACGCGCTCGAGGCGGTCGTCAACTTCGCGATCGAGATCCCGCTTCAGTTCTTCGACACGCTCGCCGTCGGGATGCAGGCCGGCCTCGATCAGCTCGCCAGCATCGACGTCCTCTCCCCGCTTGTGGCCTCCGTCTCGGCCGGGCTCACCACCGTCGTCAACCTCGTGAGCAACCTCGGCGGCGCGATCGCGGCGGCGCTCCGCGGCGACTTCGACCAGGCCGGCGAGTTCTTCTCAAGCTTCCTCGACAACCTCGGCACGCTCATCACCACCAACATCCCCGCCGTCCTGTCGGGCCTCAGCGAGCTCATCTCCGGTCCGGTCTCCGACGCCGTGTCCAACGCGCTCACCGCCGCCGTCGGGGCCGTGAAGGACATCCCGGTGGTCGGCCCGCTCGCCGAAGGCATCCAGCTCATCATCGAGAGCGCCATCGATCTGGTCGCCGGCCGGCTCGACTTCTTCTCGAAGATCTTCCAGGGCGACTTCGGTGGGGCGGTCGAGGTGCTCCGCGGCCGGTTCTCGATCCTCCTCGACCGGGCCGCCACCATCCTGTTCGAGCTCATCCCCGCGGCGCTCGGCGACCTCGGGACCGTGATCGGCGAAACGCTCGTCGTCGCGTTCGACGGGCTCGCCAACGTGCTCGAGGGAACCCCGCTCGAGGGGATCTTCCGCACCCTGGCCGAGCTCGCCGAACCGCTCGCCGGGTTCCTCGCCGACAACCTCGTCCCTGCGCTCGCCACGCTCGCCACGATCCTCCTCGGGTTCGCTGGCGCTTCGGTGGTTCCCGGGATCATCGCCGGTATCGCCGGGGCGCTCGCCACCGTCGGGGCGGTCATCGCCACCATCCTCAGCCCCATCGGTCTCCTCGTCGCCGGGATCGCCGCCATCGGGTTCGCGTTCTTCAAGCTGCTACAGGACAACGAGGGGTTCCGTGAGGGAGTCCTCAACGCCATCAACGCGGTCGTGGAGGGCTTCACGAAGATCCCCGACGTGATCGGGGTGGTGGTCGAGAAGTTCGGCGCGATCGTGGACGCCATCGTCGGCTTCGAACCGCTCCAACGGGCGATCGAAAACGTCGGCGTCATCATCACCGGCCTCCTGCCGATCCTCGACTCGTTCATCGGCGCGATCGTGAACGACATCGTCCCGGCTCTGCAGGAGAACCTGCTGCCGATCATCGAAAACGTGGCGTCCGTGGTCGGCACCGTGCTGCAGGTCGCCTTCGCCGCCTTGACCATCGCCATCGAAAAGGTCACCGAGGTGATCGCCGCCTTGGTCGACGCCGGTCTCTTCGACGCTGTGGCTGACGCCGTGGGCTTCGCGGGCGAAGCGTTCGGCTCGGCGATCGAGGCCATCCGCGGCTTCACCGACATCATCGCCGGGATCTTCTCGGGCGACCTCGACCAGATCACCGAAGGCATTACGGGGCTGGCTCAGGGCATCCTCGACACGTTCACCTCGGTCCTGGCCGACCTCCCCGGCGCGGCGCTCGACGCGATCCTGTCGGTCAACGACGTGATCTTCGGGGGCCTCAGCAACATCCCCGTCATCGGCGAGCTGTTCGAAACGATCCAGCAGGTCATCGGCGACGTGGGCATCGCGCTGCAGGGCGTGTTCGACATTCTCGGCGGCATCTTCAGCCTTGACGGGAGCCGGATCCTCGACGGGCTGGCTGGCGTCGGCGAGGGGTTCCTCCTCCTGCTCGGCGAGGCGTTCACCAACCTCCCCGAACTCCTCGCCGGGATCCTCGGCGACGGGATCCCCATCATCCTCGGGGCCTTCTCGGGCATCGGTGAGTTCATCGCCGACAAGCTCAGCGAGGTACCGCTCCTCGGCGAGATCTTCGAGACCATCGGCCAGGTCGTCAACGACGTCGCCGACGGCCTCTCGGGCATCTTCGACATCATCGCCGGGATCATCACCCTCGATCCGGGCCGCATCGCTGAAGGGCTCGGCGGCCTCGGCGAGTCGCTCCTCGGGATCTTCCGCGAAGCGCTCACGGCCATCCCCGAGATCCTCGTGGACATCATCTCCGACGCCGTGCCGTTCATCGCCGACGCCCTCGGCGGGATCGGCGACTTCCTGTCGGGCCTCTTTGACGACGTGCCGATCATCGGCGAGATCTTCGACACGATCGGCAGCACCATCACCGGGGTCGGCGACGCTCTCGGCGGCATCTTCGACATCATCGCCGGGATCGTGTCGCTCGACTTCGGGCGAGTCATCGACGGGATCAAGGAACTGGCCGGCGGGATCGGCAACGCCCTCTTCGGGATCCTCGCCAACGTCCCGCAGCTCCTCGCCGACCTCGGGTTCCTGATCCTCGACGGCCTCGCCGCAGCGTTCCCCGCCATCGGCACCTTCTTCACCGACACCGTGCTGCCCGCCATCGGCACCGCACTCGCCGCTCTGCCCGGCCTCATCGGCTCAGCTCTCAGCGGCGCGGCCGACCTCCTCGGCGCTCTCGCCGGCTGGCTCCTCGGCGTCATCGTGAGCTTCGGAGCGTGGATCTTCTCCGACGGCATCCCCGCCATCATCGACTTCTTCGTTGGGATCCCCGCAGCGATCGGCGACTTCTTCTCCGGGGGCGGGGCCGACGACGGCGGCGGCGCTGGAGGCGGCCTCATCGATTGGGCGACGAAGGCCTTCGCTCAGCTCGGCGAGTGGCTCGTCAACGACGGGATCCCCGCCGTGGTCGAGTTCGTCGCCATGCTCCCCGGGAAGATCGTGGAGGCCCTGGCCGGCGTCGGCTCGTTCATTTGGGACGGGATCGTCGTCGCCTTCAACTTCGTCCGCGACAACATCGGCGAGTGGGTCGGCACCATCGCCGAGTTCTTCAACCCCTTCAACGCCGACTCGATTTGGGCGAAGGCCGCCGGGCTACTCCTCGAGGTGGGCAGCTTCCTGTGGGACGCCATCAGCGGCGTCCTCGGGTTCGTGTTCGACAACTTCGGCGAGTGGGCGGGGACGCTTGCCGAGTTCTTCAACCCGTTCAACGCGGACAGCGTTTGGGCGCGGGCGGTACTCGCAGCGGCCGAGGTTGGCTCGTTCCTGTGGGACGCACTCAGCGGGCTACTCGGCTTCGTGTTCGACAACTTCGGGACGTGGATCGGTACCCTCGCCGAGTTCTTCAACCCGACGAACCCCGACGGGCTGGTGCAGCGGGCCATCGGTCTCGCCGCCACGATGGGCGAGACCATCTGGAACGGGATCGTCGGCGGCTTCAACTTCGTGAAGGACAACATCGGGACGTGGGTCGGCTCGGTGGTCGAGTTCTTCAACCCGCTCAACCCGGAAGGTCTCGTGCAGAAGGCCATCGGGTTCTTCTCCACCGCCGGCGAAACGATTTGGGGTGGCATCTCGGGGGCCTTCACCTTCATCAAGGACAAGGTCGGCGAAGCCATCACCGGTATCGCCGAGTTCTTCAACCCGACCAACCCCGACGGCCTCGTCAGCAAGGTGCTCGCGTTCAAGGACACCATCCTCGAGAAGTTCGGCGAGGTCGGGTCGGCCATCATCGACGGCATCGCCCAAGGCATCTCGGGCGCGGCGAACTTCGTCGGCGACTTCGTGTCGAACATCGGCCGAGCCTTCGTCGATTTCATCAACGTGCAGGTGATCGACCGGATCAACGACGCCATCCCGAACTCGCTCGGGCCGGTCAACATTCCCGACAACCCGATCCCCCACATCAACCTGGCGGAAGGCGGGATCTTCGACCGGCCCACCGTGGCGCAGATCGGTGAAGCTGGCGCGGAGGTGGTCATCCCGCTGACCAACGTGGAGCGGGCGCTCGCCTTGGCCGAGCAGTCGGGCCTCACCGCCCTCATCACTCACCAGCTCACAGGACAGGCTGTGGCGGGCGCTGCGGGCGTGGGAGCCCCTGCGGGGGCTGGCGGCCCCGGAGGGGCTGGCGGGGCAGGAGCGGGCGCTGTGGGCGCTCCTGGCGGGTCTCTGGAAGCGATCGCCAACACCGCGGGCACCGCCGTCGGTGAGGGATTCACGGCCGGGGTGACCGACGCCATCATGGCCTCGGGCGCTGCGACCCTCGACCCGGCCGCAACCGATACCGGGATGGCGGCCGGGATGGCGTTCAACGAAGGGATGACCGGCGGCCTCGAGCAGAGCGCCAGCATGGTCGAGATGGCCTCGGCCGGCGTGGTCGGCGCAGCAGAAGCCGCGGCGATCGCGGCCGCTCAGATCGCGTCGCCGTCGCAGGTGTTCTTCGACATCGGGATGAGCCTCTCCGAAGGGCTCGCCGCGGGGATGGAAGCCGGGACCGCTGCGGTCGCCGCTGCTGGCGCAGGCGCAGTCGGCGCGGCCTCTGGCGGGGCTGGCGCGGCCGGGGGTGCCGCGGCGAGCGCGATCGGGAGCTTCGAGCAGGCCGTCTCCGAGCTGAACAGCGTCGGGTACTTCGGCGAAGGTCTCCAGGGCGGCACCGACAAGACGCGGGCCAACTTCGCCAGCAACTACTTCTCCGACCCGGACCGTGCAGCCGTCCTCGCTGGCACGCCCGCCACCGTGTTCGAAGATGGATCGATGCGGCTGCTCGCCGACGGGGGCATCATCACCGACCCGACCCGAGCACTGATCGGCGAAGCGGGACCCGAGGTGGTCCTCCCCCTCACCAACCCGAAGCGGGTCCTCGAGCTCGCCACCGCGTCGGGCCTCTTCGGGGTCCTCGCCGAAGGGCTCTCGTCGGCGGTCCCGTCTGCGGGGCCGGTCGGTCAGCTCGCTGGCGTCGGAGCGCCGAGCACCCCGACACCGAACGCTGTGACCCCCCGACCCGAACCGGAACAGGTTGTAGGCTCCAGCGGCAGCACCTTCAACATCTACGGGGTGTCCGCGGACGACGTGGTCGCCAAGATCGTCGCCCGGGAAGAGACGGCCATGAGAGGGATTCGGCGCTGATGTGGCATGGATACGGCTACCTCACCCGCGGCACCGACCGAGTGGAGATCTGGAACAACGACCGGGTCCTCCACTACCTCCAGGGCGACCCGCTCGGCCTCACCGGCTCACCGCCCGTCAACGGGCTGAAGCACAAGACGACCAGGGTCGAGGTCAACTGCGGATGCACCACGCTGCGGCCCCTCTACTGCGAGAAGGGGTCCGGCACCGACGGCGCGTACCGGTCGCCCGAGCTGGACGGCGCACCGTGGTACGACCCTGACGTTCCCGAGTCGGCCGAGTTCGCCGGGCTCATCGTGGAGACCATCGAGGGGTTCGACTCGGTCGTCCGACGCACCGTCACCGACGCCGCGATCCGAGGCGGATCCCTTGGCCCGCAACGCCTCGGGGCGCGGACCCTCACCGTCACCGGCTGGCTGCGCGCGAAGACGTGCTGCGCCGCGGAGTACGGCCTCCGCTGGCTCGAGGCGGCGCTCACCGGGGGGGCGTGCGACGACTGCGCTCTCGGCGAGCTGTCGATGTTCCGGTGTTGCCCACCCGATGACGAGGGCGGCTACTTCGAGCAGGTCCCCCCCACCGCTCAGTTCGACCCGCAGACCCCTGGGACGCTCACCGTCACCGACCTCGGCGGCGGGATCTACGACTTCGTCTACGACGACTTCGATCGCAGCAACGTGGTCTCGTTGCAGGGCGGCGCTGTGAACAACGCTCTCGGGTTCCTGCCCGTCACCCTCAACGGGGCCGACCCCGAGGGCATGGCCCAAATCAGCATCGGAGCTGACCCCGCCGGCCCCGAGATCAACTTCTCGATCTCCTACGGGCTCATCACCGCTCAGGCTGACGTGGCGTCCGGTACTGGCCGGGAGCTGTCGCTCACGATCGACACGAACATCGACCTCGGGCTCCCCGTCGAGAACCAGACCCGCGACGACCTCGCCGCCGCGCTCGCCGACTGGATCACCCTCTACGGCGACGGCGCGGTCATCGCAGCCAAGCCGTTCTCGAACGGGCGGGCCTACACCGCGAAGGATGGCCCCGACCCAGCGAACTACGACCGGGAGGTGCTACGCCTCGGGCTGGTCGACGGCCCCACCGTCATCGAACGGAACGGGACCTGCTGCGACTCGTGCGGATGCACCGACCTCCGGGTCCAGTTCACCCTCGCATCGGAGTCGCCGTTCATCTTCGGGCCGATCGACTGGTGCCTCGAGGACGCCAGCTTCCTCACCGAACCCGAGAACGAATACTGCCTCAGCCTGTTCTGTGGCGACTGCCCCGAGGCGGCCGACCCGTTCTTCCGGCTCACCTGCGGTGGCGACACCATCTTCGCCCCGCCCCCGGTGTTCAACCCGATCATCACCTGCTACTGCGACCCGTGGGTCCAGTACCGGATGTGCTGCTCGCTGAGCAACGAGGCCGACTGGAACGAAGCGTCGACCGTGATCCGCGTCGAGGCCGGCAACGCGACGTTGCGCCACATGAAGATCCAGGCGTTCATCAACCCGTTCGGCGATGACCGGCCATGCCCGTGCGATCCCGACGACCTGTTCTGGCTCTGCCGGGACCCGTGCTCGGTCATCGAGATCGCCGAGCTTCCCTCGGGGTCGATCCTCACCGTCGATTCCCGCTCGAGGATCTCCACGCTCGAGCTGGCCGGCGGCGGTTCGCAGGGCGGCACCCGGTTCATCACCGGGGAGCGGGGCGTCCCGTTCGAATGGGTCGACCTCGCCGCCTGCTCGACTGTCTGCTTCCTCATCACCGTCGACGCGAACCACTCGAGCCAGACCAAGGTGTCGGTCGGCGTCGCTGAGAGGTTCCAGGCCAGTGGCGGTTAGCGGACAGGCGATCCTCGGCTCGGGCGACGACCTTCGGGTGCTGCTGATGACCCGGGGCGGCGGGCAGGTCATCACCGAAATCAACCCCGACTCGGGGAGCTTCAACCGGAAGCTCGACGGGACCACCGCGGCGTCGCTCGTCGCGACCGTCAGCGGCGGCGACCTGCGGTCCTGCTGCGACGAGTTCGCCGAAGCCTACGCCTGGGCCACAGAGCTGCTCATCACTCGAGACGGCCGCGACCAGTGGGCCGGCCCCATCACGAACCTCGTGTTCGCGTACGGGTCCGTGAGCGTCGAAGCGTCGGACCTCACCGCGTGGTGGGACCGCCGGGTCCTCCCCGACGAGTGCCACTTCCAGGTGGACCTGGCCGACATCTTCCTCGACTACCACGCCGCGGCGATGGCCTCCGACCCGTCACCGAACATCGTGATCTCAGCGACCCGCACCGGGATCCTCGGCGACCGGCAGGTCTTCGGCGATGACTTCGACTACGCCTCCGACCACATCCATGAGCTCACCCGCACCGGTCTCGACTTCACCGCCTATGGCCGGACCGTCATCGTCGGCGGCGAAGAGATCCCGACCGACCCGATCGTCACCCTCACCGACGAGGACTGGATCACCCCGCCGACCGTGCAGGAGCGCGGCAACGAGCAGGCGACCGTGGTCGTCGTCCGTGGGAACAGCGAACAGGTGAAGTTCAGGGCCGAGGCCCGCGACCCCGACTACGTCAACTTCTACGGCGAGATCGTCCGGGTGTTCAACGAGGGCGAGATCCGAGACGAACCCAGCCTGCAAGCCGCGGCGCAAACCCGCCTCGATCTGCTCAAGGACCCGCTCTACATCGTCCCCCCGCAGAACGCTGGGCTTCGCTCCACCGCCCCGATCACGCTCACCGAGCTGGTCCCCGGCGCTCGAGTTCGGGTCGACACTCAGGCGACGTGCCGGAAGATGGTCCGCGACTTCCGGCTCGCTGAGGTGTCCGTCAACTTCGACGGGACCGTGTCGATCACCCTGCAGCCGATCGGAACCACGCAGTCGGGTGGCCCCGGCTCGGGAGCGCCAGCCGAGCAGAACGGTTCCAACTGTGCCGCGCTGCCCGTCGCGTAGTATCCGGTGCCATGAGCTTCCGAGTGGAGGGCCAGTCTTTCGCCGAGTGGGTCGAGAAGATGGAGGGCGACCTCCGGTACCTCTACAAGTGCTGCGAGGGCGGGCTGGGCGGTAGCTGGACCGTCATCGCGTCGAACTCCTCCTACGACTGGTCTGGCGACGGCTACTCCGAGGTGTGGACGTCCGAGCTCGGGACGGCCCGACTGGTCGAGGTGTTCGCTTCGGGTGTGGCCGGCGCTGGCGGCACGGTATCGGTCACCCACTCGGGCCTCGGCGTTGTCGCGTCGCTGACCTTGGTGGGGCTGACCGGCGAAGTCGCGCTGAACCCGACGGTGGTCTTCAACCCCGGCGAGCGCCTCCAAGTGCTCACCCCCTCGGGTGGCGGCGTCAGCGGGCTGACCGTCCAACTGCTCTTCGAAGGCGACGTGCGAGCATCCGGCGGGCTCAACATCTACCGGGGTGAAGCGCCCGCATGAGTTTCCGGGTGGAGGGGGAGACCCCCGATGAGCAGATCGAGTCGATCGAGGAGGCCCTCCGGTACCTCTACAAGTGCTGCGAGCGATCGAACGCGAGCGAAGGGTTCGAGCTGCTGGTCGCCGGCCAGGGCCAGATCGACGGCGACGACTCGAGCGAACATTGGTACGTCACCGTCGGCCCGGTCCGACTCGAATCGTTCGCTGCGACGTTCGTGGACCCGGTGACCCTTCCCTTCACCGTCGAGCTCGACATCGACGGGACGCCGTCGGGGCACACCATCACCATCCCGGTCGGGTCTGCCTCCGCGGTGGCGGTCATCAACCCGCCGGTCACCCTCAACCCGGGCCAGTACATCCAGCTCACCGTGACCCTTGGCAGCGAACCCGACCCTCGGGTTTCGATCTTCGGAACGTCGGCGGCCTACTGCCCGAGCTTCGGTGGTCAGTTCACCGAGGACCCCGGCGGCCCCGCATGAGCTTCAGGAACCGGGGCGAGACGCTTGAGGAGGTGATGGCCGGCATCGAACGCGACGTCCGGTACATCTACAAATGCTGCGAGGCTGGCGGCGGCGATGTGTTCTACGAGGTGGACGTGGCA